AAATCGAGCTGCTGACCCCGTCGCTGTTCCAGCCGTTTGCGGATGATGTGAAGCTCCTGAAGGCGACTCTTCGAGGTGAATGCGACCCTTTTGAAGAGGATGGCGGACCGGGGAGTGGCAATTTTGGACACGAGGGACGTAAAGGCGAGATCGGCGGCTCGGAGGAACGCGAAGGAAACACCTCCCCATATAACGGCGAAACCAGCCATGGACTCGAAAGAGGCGTTTACTCTGCAAAGAAATCAGAGTGGAGTAAGAATGCTGGACGCGAGCTGAGCGACCGTGAAGTGCAAGAAATGGTCGATGCGACATCGGACTACACAAGGAACTATAAGGATGTCGTGGCGGCTTCTGCTGGGTACTCGGGTGTATATGCGACGCGCGGTTCACTGATGGACAGTGAAGAAAAGGCTGCCGCCGAAAAGAGCGCAGCAGCCATTGAAAAGGCGATTTCACTCTCGGACAAGTACGCTGGTACGACTAAACGTGCGATGACGACGGACAAGGATGCCTTTGACAAGTTCATCGCAGAGTCGTCAGGAGGTAGCACGTTTGGACTCGGTCATCTGTCGAGCTGGTCTACTGGGGATGATGCGCTAAAGAGAGTGTTCAGATCCAGAGATGGTGATGACCCTAATTCGTACAACATTGTGCTTGAATGCAAGTCGAAGAGCGGTGTTTCCATCAAGGATGTGGCTGACGTCGACATGGATGAAGTCCTGTATTCCAAGAAGGCAAGGTTCAAGGTTGTTAATACTGACCCTGATTATTCCGTCGGGAAATATAAGGCCGTGAAATTTACGCTTGAGGAAGTCGACAGCAGAGGTGATTCCTCCAATCTCGACGGTGGCCCCGGTTCTGGCAACTTCGGACACGAAGGAGTCCCTGGACAAGTGGGCGGCTCCACACCACCCCTGACGCCTACTGCCTCGAAGTTGTTTCAGAGGTAGATGGGAAATAAGCAGAGCGGACAGTGACCGCCCTGCTTTTCTTATGCCCGCAACCCATCGCCAAACCTGCGTAAATGACCGTAAAGGGGGGGCTTTGTCTTTGACCAACAACCAATACCAAGAGGTGGTTAAAAAGGCTGTACGCCCCAAGTTTCGGGGGAATAGACCCCTTCCTGCGAAGACCACCCCGCAATACCCGCAATCTGCAGAGCGTGAGTACCGGCGCATCGCCGGCGCCTATATGCGGCTGCTGAACGAGGAACTGAAGAAGAAACTGCCCGCCATGATGAACGAGTACAAGCGGGAACGGCGTGGAGACTCCCGACTGGATGACAGCCGCGACCTCGACGCCCGCATCCGTCAGATGCTTCAGGAAGTATCTGCAGCTCTGGAAAAGCGCATCGCGCAGTTCGGCCTCGACAGCAAAATCCAGCAGATCGCCAAGATGACGCAGAACACCTCGGTACGAGAGTGGAAACGCGCCGTCAAGGACACGCTGGGCATCGACATTCTGGACGACTACTACTCGGGCGAGCTGTACGAGCAGGCCATCCAAAGGTGGATCGCCGAGAACGTGGCCTACATCAAGAGCCTGCCGACCGAGACGCTTGGCAATATGCGGCAAATCATTCTGGATGGCTACTTGAACGGGCGACCGATCCGTGACATCCAGAAGGACATCCAGAGCGAGTACGGCACATCCAAGCGCCACGCCCAGCTTTTGGCCCGTGACCAGCTTGCAACGCTGAACGCGCAGATCACGAAGATGCAGCAGACCGACGCCGGCTGCAAGAAGTATCGGTGGTCTACGTCCCACGATTCCCGCGTCCGCCCGTGCCATGCGGCGCTGAACGGGAAGACCTTCGATTGGAACGACCCGCCTGAGATGTGGTACGACACCAAGGCTGGCCGAGTCTACACCGGCCGCAAATGCCACCCCGGCGAGGATTACTGTTGCCGCTGTGTGGCAATCCCCGTGTTCGACTACGACGGGGTGAATATCCCCATGAAATAATCAGGCGAGGAGGAGAGGACATGGAAACGAAAGAGAAGATCAAGGTCTTCATCGACTTCCAGAACGGTAAGACCGTTTGCATCTGCAAGCGCAGCCGCAAACGCTGCGGCAAGAACTGTTCGCCTGAGGTAGTCGAGAGGGATAAGTTCGCTGAATGGGAACGCACCTTCCATCGTGACCGCTTCGGAAAGAGCGAATAGGTGGTGAGTGCGATGACCAGATATAGACCCACCCGAAGCCGTGACGCTCCCATAGGGGTGCACCCGGCGCCAAATTCAGAAGAAAGGAAGGAAGAGCCGTGAAGAACGCTTGTGCAATCAGCAGTCTTGCACGTCAGCTTGGAAAGGTGAGTGAAAAGCTCGACTCTCTCGCTATGGGAGTGCAGGATGTGGAGCAGAACGCCCCTGACCTGACCGACGTGTATCAGGGTTTGCTTCTCGACGAGATCGAGCACGTCCAGATTTTGACGCTGGAACTCACCAAAGCCGTTGTGGCTGCGGCAGAGGAAACCAACGCCGACGAGGGCGGAAGCGTCTTCGCTGCCGGCGACCTGACCGCTGAAAAGGCCGGGGACGGTGACGGAGACAACGGGCAGAGTGAGGAGAAGAAGTGATGCTCACGCTGCAGAACACTCCGAAAGGAGGTGGGCCCAATGAGTGAGGCCCCGAAATTATCTCAGGTGATCCGTCTGGACAGCCTCCCGCTGAACCAGACGTATTTCACTCCCGAAGGCTACCTGATGGACAGGCCGATCCTGACCAGCACAGGTATCTTCGAGTACACCAACCCTGACGGGAGCGTCAGGAGGGAGCTTCGGCTCCCTGAGGAAGTCTTCGCTGCTGAGAGTCTTGCCTCGTATCAGGGCAAGCCCATCATCATCACGCATGATGCGGGTCTGGTGGATAAGGACAACGTCCAGAAGCATCAGATCGGCACCATCCTGACGGAAGGGTATCGAAGCGGGGATGACGTCCGTGCAGAGATCGTTATTCACAACACCGACGAGATGCGGTATTGCGGCCTGAAGGAGCTGTCCCTCGGCTACAATCTGACGCTCGATGAAACGCCGGGTGAGTGGAACGGCCAGCACTACGACGCCATCCAGCGGGACATCCGCATCAACCACTTGGCCTTGGTCCGGGAAGCCAGAGCCGGTGAACAGGCGCGGTTAAATATTGATGGCCGTGATCCTGCAAGAACTCTCAAAGGAGGAAAAGTCATGAAGAAGAAAAATGCTCCCAAGAATGCTCGTCGCGCTGATGGCGTTCTGTCCCCGGAAGAGCTCGCCAAGGCCATTGAGGAGTACAAGGCCCGCCGCGCTCAGCGCCTCGCCGCCAAGACCGACGAGGACCCCACCGAGGGTACTGATCCCGTAGTCAGCGCCAAGCCCACCAACGCCCCCGCTGCCGCGCAGGATGACGACGATACCGTTGTCGCTCCCGCCGGTCAGGAGCCTCAGACTGTCGAGGATAAGGTGGCGGCTGTCAAGGACAACCGTGACCGCCGCGATGCTGACGGCGACCCTGAGGATCTGGAGTCCGCGAAGGGCGTCATTGCCAATCAGGACGAGGACATGGACATCCTGTTCGACATCATCGACACTCTGCTCGCGCAGAAGGAGTTCGACGAGGCTGGCTGCACCGATCCTCAGACCAACGAGGACGATGACACCACCGACGAGAACAACGACGAGGGTGACGACGACACCGACAATCAGGACAGCGACGATGACCCCATTCCCACCGCTACGCCCGCTGACCACACCCAGGGCGAAGTCCTGAACGCCGACGGCATCGACGCCATCATCCGCCAGCGCGTGAAGATCGGCATGATCGGTAAGGCCCTGAACCTCGACGGTGTTGAGGATATGAGCATCTCCGCCGCCAAGAAGGCCATCATCAAGGCTGTGCGTCCCGAGATGCGTCTGGACGGCAAGAGCGATGCGTTCGTGAACGCCGCGTTCGAGTACGCCGTCGCCGATGTCGAGTCCCGCTCCAAGAAGGACGTCGGCTACCAGAAGAAGCAGATGTTCAACCGCGACTCTCGCACCCCTGTCAGCAACGGCGTCGGTTCTGCTGATGCCGCCCGTCAGAAGATGATCGAGCGTCGCCAGAATAGAGCAAAGGAGGAAAAGTAACATGAGTGCTCAGACCAAGTACGGCTATTCCACCCCTATTGGCGCGGCTGGCGGTATCGTTGATGTCGCGCCGCACCAGATCGACACTTTCCTCAATGAAGAGGAGAACGGCGTCCTGAAGTTCGGCGCGGGCGTCGTTCAGGGCAGCAAGCCCGGTGTCAATATCGCCCTGCCCAAGAAGGCCGCTACCGCCGCCAAGTTCGAGGGCATCACCACCAACAACCGCACCACCGAGTACGATCTGGAGGGCAAGCTCGCCGTTCGTAAGGGTGCTGCCGTTGGCGTCATGCGCTACGGCAAGATTTACGGCCGCGTGGCTGAGGGCGTCGAGCCTGCCTACGGTGACAGCGTTTACCTGATTACCGAGGGCGAAGAGGCCGGCTGCTTCACCAACGAGGCTGGCACCCCTGCTGCTGGCGAAGGCCATCAGGGCGACCCCGCCACCATCGCCGTCCAGGCCCGCTTTGTCGGCGGTGTCGATACCAACGCCCAGATTGCCCCGATTGAGCTGTTCAATCAGGCTCAGGCGTAAGAAAAGGAGGAACGTGAATTATGGCTACCAAAAAGCACATGAACTATGATAGCGACGAGGCCATGACCCTGCGGGGCTCCAAGATCCCCAAGGCTATCATGGCTTCCGAGGGCACTCGCTTCGATAGTGCCGAGGATGCTTCCGTCTTTTTCGCCCGTGAACTCGACCACGTCAAGGCTCAGTCCTACGACGTCGAGTACCCCGAACTGACGGCCCTGCACCTGTTCCCGCAGAGCTCCGAGGCCGACCCCGGCGCGGAGACCATCACCTACTACACCTACGACAAGACCGGTCTGGCGAAGATTATCGACAACTACTCCACCGACCTGCCCCGTGCGGACGTGACCGGCAAGCCCAGCTACGCCAAGATCAAGTCCATTGGCGACAGCTACGGCTACTCCGCTCAGGAGATGCGGGCTTCTCGTCTGGCTGGCAAGTCTCTGGACGCCCGCAAGGGTGAGTCCGCTCGTTACCAGATCGACGCCCTGACCAACAAGATCGCATGGTGCGGCGACGAGGAAAGCGGCCTGATGGGCGTTCTGTCCGACGGCCAGAATATTCCTCTCTACACCATCGGCGCCAATGCCAGCGGCAAGACCAAGTGGGCCGACAAGTCCGCCGACGAGATCCTCGCCGACGTGAACGGCATGGCGAAGCAGGTTGCGAAGATCACCAAGAACGTCGAGCGCCCCGATACCCTGTGTGTCCCCGCTGACGTGTTCATGGACATCTCCACCCGCCGCATTCCCGACACCAGCACTACGGTTCTGGCGTTCATTCAGGAGCACGCTCCGTACATCAAGAACGTCGTGTCTACCGCCGAGCTGGATGCCGACTCTCCCGAGACCAACCCCTACGCGACCAGCGGCAACCCCCAGGGCGTGGCGTTCCTTTTCAAGAACGACCCCCGCAAGCTGACTCTGGAGAACCCGATGCCGTTCTACCAGTACCCCCTGCAGGTCGAGAAGCTGGAGACCATCATTCTCTGCGAGGCCCGCACCGCTGGCGTCATCGTCTACTACCCGCTGTCCGCTTTGATCGCGGTCGGCGTGTCCTAAGAGGGGAAAATTTTTGTGGGGAGGTTGCCACGCGGCAATCTCCCCATAACATTTGCGTCAATCGAGAATAACGTCAGGCTGTCGAGGAGCCACCCTGCGGCAGCCCACGAATAACAGGAGGTTCATCATGAAGATCAGAAATAAGGGCTCCAAGATTATCAACATCGGCACGACGATCCTCATGCCCGATGCGTCTATGGACATCAACGAGGCCACCCTCAAGCTGCCCGCCATTCAGGCGTTCATCGCCAAGGGCTTGCTGGAGACCGACGAGAGCGAGGCCGCCTTCCAGAAGGCTGTCGAAGAGGCTGCTGCGAGAAAGCTGGAAGAGGATGCCAAGGTGAAGGCCGAGGCAGAAGCCAAGGCAAAGGCCGAAGCTGACGCGAAGGCCAAGGCTGAGGCGGAAGCTGCTGCCAAGAAGGCCGCAGAGGATAAGGCCAAGGCTGACGCCGCCAAGAAGGCCGCTGCCGCAAAGGCTGCCGACGAGAACAAGTAAGGAGTGAGCGCCATGAAGGCCATCCAGTACATCCGACTGATCGGGAAAGAGTTCATCTCCCTGACCGACGCGGAGCTTCACCTTTGGGTGGAGATGGTTCGCCCTATGGTGAGCCGCAAGCAGTTCGGGAAGCTGTATGAACAGGCGATTGCCTATCTCGTCTGCCACAAGCTGAAGATGGCCGGGTATGGCGAGAATCCGCTCGGAGATATGGGCGCTATCGGCATCGGTTTCGCTGTTGGAAGCGTGTCCGAGGGCGGGAGCAGCATCAGCTTCGGGGCGAATCAGAGTTCCAACCTCGCAACGGATGCCGAACTCGGTTTGACCGCTTACGGCGTTCAATTTCTCCAACTCCGACGGATGGTTATTGTCCCAATCCATTGCAGCGGTGAGCTTGACAGCTCTGGCGGCAAAGGGAAGAACAATCCGTGTATCGTGCCTGTCGCCTCTGACGCCGTCCTCGGCGGCATCAAGGTACGCCCCGGCTCTGGCTTGAAGCTGGAACCGGACGGGACTCTCTCTGTTGACAGGGAGGAACCGTAATGGCGTTGAGCATTTCAGACCTGACGCCTGAGGGCAGAAGGTAT